TGTAAGGATAATGCGCTTGTAAGTCTTGGCAAACATTTGAAACTGTTTACTGATAAGGTTGAACATTCAGGAACAATCACAAACAAGTTTGAAGCAATGACAGATGAAGAATTAGACGAGGCAAGGAAAGCCTATGAACAGAAATGAGAAAATAGAATATCTGTTATTATGTGAAGAAAAAGCAAAGCGTAAGGCACGAAAGAACATCATGGATTTTACGCAATACACCATGCCCAAATATGAGGCAAATTGGCATCACGAACTCTATGCAGAGAAACTTGATGCTTTTATGCGTGGCGAGATAAAGAACCTGATGGTGTTCATGCCACCTCAACACGGAAAATCCGAATTGTCAACACGGAGGCTTCCGGCCAAGAAATTAGGCGATAATCCGGATCTAAAGATAGGGCTAGTGGCATATAATCATACAATAGCCGCAAAGTTCAACCGTGATGTTCAAAGGATAATTGAAACACCAAAATATGAAGAATTGTACCCGGGAACAAGCTTGAACAATCAGAATGTCAGGACAACGCAAAACTTCCTAAAGAACTCAGACGAATTCGAGATAGTTGGACACGATGGCTCTTTAGTATCTGTCGGTATAGGTGGTTCTCTTACTTCAAGGCAGCTTGATATATTGATAATGGATGACCTTTACAAAGATGCTCAATCCGCATGGTCTAGCACAGTAAGGAATAACGTGCAGGATTGGTACGAGACAGTTGCAAGGACTAGATTACATAATGACAGCCAACAACTTCTAGTATTTACTAGATGGCACGAGGAGGACTTGGCAGGGCATCTTTTGAGGACAGAGCCCGATGATTGGGAAGTAGTTCTCTTTGAGGCAATACGAACAGACGCTAAACACGAATACGATCCGAGGGAAAAAGGTGAAGCATTATGGCCTTCAAAACATTCACTCGATGAATTGCTGAAAATCAAGGAAAATAATCCGATAGTATTCGAGGGATTATATCAACAAAACCCGACACCGAAAGAAGGGTTGTTATTACCTGAAGCTGACCTAAAACGCTTCACAATGGATATGATAAAAGACAGAAAGCCGGACGGCATCATATCGGTAGCTGACATAGCAGATGAAGGTTCAGATAGCATGAGCCAACCGGTAGGATATTTGTTTGGTAAAGATGTTTATATAGTAGCGGTAATGTTTACACAGGATCCAATAGAGATTACTCAGCCAAGGTCGGCACTACTGCTTGACAAATATGGAGTACAGAGAGCTGTGTACGAGAGCAACAACGGCGGAAAGGGATACGCGCAAAAAGTAAAAGAATTGAAGCAAGGAAAAACAATTATAAAATGGAAGCATACGAGCCAAAACAAGCATACCAAAATCATTATGGCTTCCGGAATAATCAAAGCAAACTTCTACTTCAGGTCAGATATAGATAACGATAAAGAATATCAAAAGTACATTTATGAATTGACACATTACCCGAAAAATGGCAAAGTTAAACATGACGATGCAATTGACAGCACGGCACAGTTAGAAAATGCAACCAATAAAAACGGCATGAAATTCTGCTAGGAGGGAAAAGATGAATGAAAAGGATCTGACCAAGCTAATACGAGATTTCCGCATGAGTAATGTGAGAGAGAAAATGATTGACGGCTTGCAGTACTACAAGAACTATACCGATATTGACGGCAAGAACTTCAACATCTATTATGTTGACGGAAAAGCCAAAGTTAATTCTGCTAAGTCAAACGAAAAGATGCACACTAACTACACCAAGAAAATAGTAGAGCAGGCGGTCGCATATATTGCCGATATAAGCCTAAAAACAGACGAAGCCAACGCAGACTACCTTGAAGTTCTAAAGGATACCCTAGGCAAGGATTTCATGAAAGACATAACGGATTTACACCGAAAGTCGCGGCAAGAAGGAGTGTGCGGGCTTTATTCTTATGTTGACAGTGGTGGCGAATTTGCGTATTTCCCAGTAGCCGGCCATGAACTCATATTCATATACGATTCAAGCAGAGAAAGAAAGCTTGTGAACGTGGTTAGAGTTTACCGGTTCGACTACGTCAATGATTCAGGTGATGTTAAAGAAGTATGGCGTGCGGAATTGATAGACGAAGAAAAGACCACATTCTATCAGCAGGACGAAATAGATGTTGATTATCGGCTCCTTGTCCAAGGTGTTGAAATGAAAGAGAATCCAACATACCACTGGCAAACATTCTCGGAGACAGAATCACGCACGAATGAGTGGGAGATATTGCCGATATCTGAGGTCAAGAATAACCCATGCAAAATGGCAGACCTTGAAGATATCAAGGACTATGTAGATGCGATAGAGATTGTATCTTCCGGCTATGTGAATGACCTTGCAGATGTTAGGCAAGTGCTTTGGGCGTTAAAAGGATTCGAAGGTGAAGAGCCGGCGGAAGCGCAAAAGACAATCCAGGCGTTCAGCATTGTTCTTTTAGATGCTCAAGAGCATTCAGGCATTGAAGCAAAAACAATAGAAATTCCTGTTGTTGCAAGAACAACGCTTCTTGAATGGCTTGACAAGAAAGTATATGAAATGTCCTCAAGCGTAAACATGAACGAATTAAGAAGTGGAGCTCTTACAAACGTTCTTATAAAAGCATATTACACAGAGTTGCAAAACAAGGTTGAACTCGTTGAAATGGAACTCAAAACAGCCATAAACAATCTTGTAATACTTGCGACTCAGTATATAAATAAAGTCAACAACACGCAGTATGATCCAAAAGTGATTGATGTCAGCTTCACATACGACCAGATATTCAACCAAGTTGAAATTGTTGATATGATTCAAAAGTCGGTAGGAACTGGGATAGTGAGCAAAAGAACATTAATGGAAAAACACCCACTCGTTGACGATGTGGATGCAGAAATCAAAAGGCTTGAAGATGAACAGGTCACAATAAAGCTAGGTGATGGCGATGGCGAAGGATCTGAGGGATAGCGCAACAGAAGCACGAGAAGCTAAATTCATCAAAGACCTTACTCAAGGCTATAATGATGCACGGAAAGGCATTAAAAAAGAGCTAAATAAGGCATACGACAAGTATTCAGTAGATGGAAAGTTGACCATGGCTGACATGGCTAAATACGACAGATTGGGAGCGTTGAACAAAAAGGTTGACGCAGAACTAACAGCTTTAAACAGGGGTACAGCCTCAATGCATAAAGGCTATTTGACAGATGTGTTTGAGGATAATTACTACATGACGGGCTATTTTCTCGAATCGGAGACAGCGAAAGATATTTCTTACAGCCTGCTAAATAGGCAAGCAATATACGAGAGCGTGTTGACACCGATGGACAAAATAGCCTTGTCAGATAATGCGGTGAGTGTAAGAGCAGGAATCAAGCGAAGCATCACATCGGATCTAATTCAAGGCAAAGGTATCCGGGAAATGTCGCAAGGCATAACCAATGCTTTAGAGAAAAACGCAAACAATGCTGCAAGAATAGCACGAACGGAAACCACAGGCGTAATGAATAAGGCAAGGCTTGATTCTATGGGATTCGCTGAAACTAAAGGGTTTAGAATTGACAAGAAGTGGATTACGGGTGGCGACGATAGGGTTAGGGATTCACATGCATGTCTTGATGGTGATACTGTCAAGCTGAATGAACCTTTTACTGAATGTCTCATAAATCCTATGATGTATCCAGGCGACCAATCAGGAAGTGCTGAGGATGTCATAAATTGTCGATGTTCCAACGTTGAAGTAGTCACTAAAGTAAACGAGAAAAGACAAACAGTTAAAGTCTACGGAAACAAGAATGCGAAAGGATACGCCGAATGGACTCAGGAGCGATTAAAGAAATAAAGGAACTGATTGCTTTATGCAGATGGCTTCAGAAACACACGAGATATGCAGATGTGATTGAGTTGGAACTAAGACGAATATTCAGGAAGGAGAGCAAGCAATGAAAGATATTAAAGATATGGAATTAACAGAAAAGTGTCCTAGATGTGGAGGGAATATAACATTAATGGCAAGCATAGGAGTTAATGCAGATAGAAGTGATCCTGATGATATGAAAACTTTCTTGGTAAAAAGATGCTTGAATTGTGGAGAATATCCTTTGGTTGAAGTTGTTAAAATAGCAGAGTAGGTGACTAAATGGCTAAATCAAAATGGAGAGGTAATGACATAGAGTACGATGAAAGTATTGACAAATGGGTTTATTGCGCTGATAAAACAGCTATACCTGACAGCCTATACGAATATCCATGTGGATTTTGTGGGAAAAAGCCAACGGCAGAAGGACATGATGCATGCCTCGGAACGCTCATTGGCGTTATGAATGCTTGTTGCGGTCATGGAAATACAGAAGAAGCATATGTTCAATTTTTAGACGGGGAATGCATTAGAGGAAAAGACGCTAAAATTATACTTGAAGTGTTGAAGAAATATAGAAAGGAGAGTAATCAATGAAATGTCCAAAATGTGGTAGCGACAACGTTCAAGTAATCGCAAAGAAAAAGCGTAGAGGGGTACTAAGTATCCTCGGTAATATTTTCATCACGATTATAACGGGTGGCATATGGCTAATCATCACATGGCTACGAGGACGCAAGGAGCAAACGTATTATGTTTGCATGGATTGTGGAAAGGAATTTAAGTAATATGAACATATTTAAAAAAATAATACTGAACTACAAGACAAGAAAAGACACTATAACAA